CAACGAGAATATTTCCCGAATATTGATTTTGCCATCCCTTCAAAACATCATATTGGACCTGACGGATTTCCTCATCAGAGTCACCCCGACCAGCGGCAATAGCCGAAAGGGTCATTGGGAGTTCATGAGCATTGGTTCCAATTGCTTCATACCCATGCTTCATCGCCAAATAGGCATTACTGGTCCCAAGGAACCCACTACCCAGCACATCAGCAGCGGCATTTACTGCCCATTCCTGCCAGAGAAAAGAGTGTCGGCGACGAGTTCCCATATCCGAGAGTCCACGAACGCCTGCATCCTTGATTTTGTTGAGCTTGCCCCACAGCTTGCTCTTGGCGCAAGCATACGTGATATCCAGTTCAAACTTCGAGAGTTCCTTTAGAGCCGCTCGAGTCTTGAGCTCGCTTACGATCGAGAGAGCATAGATTTCCCAGAAGGTAACTTCAGCCCAGTTGCCGGTAAAGGTAAGCGTATAATCGCCTTCCTTGTTGAATCCGATTTCATAGGGCGGAAGCTTCAGTGTTCGAAGGAAATCGATATAGGCCGGCTTGAAGATTCTCTCCTGGCCGTAGAAGGTGTTACCTTGAAGCCAAATCAATTCCTGTGGTGTGAATCGAAGGGAACGGACATGATCGAGTTGATCAGCAAGATCGCTGATCTCGATGTGGTCTGCGAGGACAAACGACGTTGTTCGATTCTTGAGTCCAAAGGACACATTGTGGAGCGGATAGCGTTCAAAGATGAACTGGCCCATCATGAGCTTATAGAAGTCAGTATCCAGTAGAGACCGGACAATAGGATCAATGTGCCAGTTTTTGTTGTGAGCACGAAGTGCGAAGTCTACCATTGCTGGCCTCCTATCTGGTTTACATTGGTGCGATAGCACGTTTCCGTGCTATCGCAACCAGATTGTTAGAGGACGACCTTGGGCTGGAATTCTTGGTCCAGCCCAGCAAGATCCTCATAGCGGTCGGGGAACAGCGGGTGCTTGACGTTGACAGGGTTCATTCTCTTGAACCAGCTACCACCGAGTCTTCCGGTCACTGCCTTGAATACTTCCGCAGCCCGCTCATCCTGGCTTTCAGCAATCATGCTCTCCAGGGCAACCAGATCATATCTGATCATGGCGTTTACCATGATATCCCATTCTAGATAGCTGGCACCAAGCTGGGCCTCATCGCCGTTACTGATACCAAGTCCATCAGTTGGCGTCGCTCTATAGGTACTCTCGGGCACCCCCGAGATCGAGGAAATGTAGGGGACTTCCCAGCTCTTCAGAAGAGCTTGGATGGGGGATACGTCGCCCACGTCGCCATGTAGAGTCCAGAAACCAGCCGCAAGTTCAGAGAAGTTATCAGTGCTGGCAACGATCCCCTCTTCCATTGAAGCAAGATTGTATAGGGTGATCATGCGAAGCCGCGCACGGATGTTGCCGCGACGAATCTTGGTCTTGGTGTCGTTGACCTCGATTCTTCCGAGGTCATAATCCAAAGCCGATTCAGCAATCAGCGTTGCTCTGTAGAGATCGGTTAGATCGATGTTGATGTGCTTGATACCAATGGCTTCACAGGCTTCGATACCTCGCTCAGTTTCAACTGGGTTCTGCTCAATCGGCATGGTGACGCCGATGACGCGCCAGCCTGCACTCTTGAATAGGGCTGCGGTCAGTGCTGAGTCAACACCGCCGCTCATACCCAGGACCACTGTGTCGCGATTGGTCTGCTCTCGATAATCCACTAGAAACGAGATGATTTTGTCTCGGATTTCCGAGAGCTTCTGGGGAGCGGCAAAAACGCCGTTGGTAATCTGCTCGTCAAGCAGCTTGTCGATGAATGGGGAAAGTGCGCCGATATTGTTCTGACGCGACAGATCGAGTATGTTTGATTTCAGGTTCATGTTACCTTACCTTTCGATAGGTGTATGTATAACTGAGTGCAACCCCGAATGGATTCACTACAAGTTATGCTTCTATTTAGCATGGTATTTCAAGCAGCGTCAAGATTCGTTTCAACAAATTCCTTGATGTCGATTCCCTGGACACTCGCTGACATCATTAGTCGAACCCGCATCGCGACTTCCTTGCTCGCAAACGCAATCGCAGCCTTACCAGTGCCATAGTTTGAAGCCTTTTTGTAGTCTTTGTTCTGTTTGAGCTTCATGGATTTGATAATATCAAGCAATTCAAGAATATCACCGGTGTATTCTTTGGTGTGCCAGTTGTAACCGGCCTGCACGATCATAACCCACTGGAACTGGTCATTCTGACCCTGGGCTTCAATCCTTTCTACTAGGTCGCGGAAGGATTCGCCATACTTTTGTTCAAGTTGGATATATCGGCGTTGTTTGATAATAAGATCGTCGAGATCAGTCATATTGTCTTCAGTTTCGACGATTTGAATCTCGATGATCTTTACCTCGGGACCAGGTAGTTCGCCCTCGTTCCGCCCAGGATAATGGGTGCTATTGGACCAGTAGCCTGCTTGATTCAGAGTCAACTTGAGCTTTCCAATCGACTCCCAGGTTTTGCCCTTGCGATCCCATGAACCACCCTTGCCCATGTAGAGGCCAGTTTCGAGATCTTTGACTTTGTAAACAGTCCTAGTAGTCATGGTGGCTCCTTTGGTCCACTAATAACAGAGTTGGAGAAATTGTCAAGAGTATTGATTGTTAGATCAAACCTGTTGTAGAGGGGATCAAAGGAGATTTTGATGTTTGGATTGCAGTTCCCAGCAGGCCCCAGGTGTCACGTATGTGGTAAGTCTATTGTTGATCCCACATATATCAAGGACGAACAAGCCAATAGCATGTATTGGATGAATCCCAATCTCTGCAAATATACTGATGTTCGACTAGACTTCTGCGGACCTGAGCACTCAACCAAATGGTTGGTGGATCAGATAGATGCCTGCAAGAACGTTACACCAAAAAACTGATCAGACTACTGACTACTTTTGGCTAGGTGTTCGACAGTGCCGCACAGGCATCTATCTGTTGAGGCCTAATTCAAGACCACAATTCTATCAAAGAAAGATCCTCCAGAAGCCTGGATTGTAATCTGCTGATATAGCATCGACCCATATCTCGCCAGTCCATCGGAGTTGCTTTCCTGATCTACCATTCAAGACCACCTTAGTGTCGGTCACGATTGATGCATCAAAATCCACCACCCACTCGGTTCCGTTGAACTCAATGATATCATTCGCATCAGCCTTTAAATTGGTCCACTCCGCCACTGGATCCAAATCGTCGGCTAAGAGATATCGCTGACCAACGACTGCATCCGGAAGACCACGACCCGGAGCATGTCCGGCGTTTGGACTTACCATCCCATCTATAGTCTGGATGTTGTTGATGGGTAGAGTTTCTGAATCTGGATTCCACAAGATCTTGTTGACTTCTGTCGGATGGAAGTCAAAGATTCCAATGATATCCGAATCGTCATCATCTAGATTGTTTGTTGTTTTGAGTCTGAATTGACTGACACCTCGACGGTATTGTCCATACCTATTCAGTAGATCTCTCCAAGACCACAGTGTCTCATTGTCGGGTTTAGTCTCCAACCCCTCTTCACTCAAGAGAGTGATTTCACAATAGGGATTGCCGGTAGAGTCTAGGAGAACTTCTACTCTAGATTGATGATTACCAGGAGTTACCACTACTCTAGTATGTAGATCACTGGAAGCAAAGTTATAGCCTCCGGCTTGTTCTTCCACGTAGGTTTGGTTCATCTGACCAATGTTGGTAATGATTTGATGAATGATGTTCTGTCTCTTGACCTTAGCCGGTGGTGACAACCAAATAGGCATCTTAAAGGTCAAGGTTGATATCTCAATATCATCGTCGGTACCAATTGGTAGCTCTCGATTGGTCCAAGTGATTGAATCCAATTCTACAACTGTCAAAGATGTCCAGTCGATTGGATTATCACCAGTCTGGATATCAATACTTGGGTTAAACAATACCATGACCTGTTCCATGAACTGGTGCTTTTGTTGTTCATTTGACGTCCAGATGTTGACCCGCATGGTCATATCATATGGGATAGCCATGTATCGTTCCACGGTATAGGTCTTACCCAGTTCGTTGGTATAACGATTGGTGGCTGGGTCAATTGCCCTCTCAAAAATGTTTACAGTTGAAACATGATTTGGAGTCTGTCGACGTTCACTAGAAGGCACAATGTCTACCATCTCACAAGTGATTCTCGGAGTAGACAATGCGGTGTTTTCGCTACCATTCCTTAGAATATGCCCAACCTGTCGATTCTTACTACCAAGACCAACTGGGAAGGTGCGAAGAGTCTTAACTCCATTCGCACCTACCCCGCTTTCATATTGGAAGCCTTCAAAGATGCGACAGAACTGTAGCCAATAACGGCGCAATTGTCCATCATACCAATAATCCAGAGACATAGTTGATCCTTATGTGATTAAACTTCTGACTTGAAAAGCTTGCCCTCTGCCTGACGACGACGCGTAAGACCATTCAAAACTCGTCCACCAGCTTTATTCCAGCGAAGCAGTTGTTCGGGCACCGCCTCATAGTTACCTTGATTCAGTAGACTCAACAGGGTTGATCTACTAAATGCACCTACACCAATGTTGTAAACAAACGCGACGAGTGCATCGAACTGGTCTTGGTTCAGGGGAACTCGAACTAGGTTCTTGACTGCTTTTTCAAATTTCGCCAAATCGTCTTGGAGTAATTTGATTGCTTGCTCTTCAGTTACCATCTGACCTTTCTTGACCCCTGATGTTGTGCCATATCCAATGGTCCAAACATTGGCGGGACAGAGATATGCCTGAGCCTTAAATCCTTCAAATTCTTTGATTAATTTGATTCCTTTCGATCCGGTTTTCATATCTTCTCCTTAAAAATCCGCACGAGGTTTGACAGCTTTGGAAAGTGCGGTCTTTTCTTTGACTTCCTGGCCGCCTATCATGTTGACATTGTCGTTGTTGATAAAGCTTTGGAGTATTCGATGAGCGGCCTGCCATTTTTTGCGCAAATCGACTTCTCTTCGATACCAAGCGCCACCACCCGATCCAATTGGCTGACCAAAAGGATCCAATTCTTGGTTACCTACGAACTGATAAAGAACATTTGGTTCCATTCCCAAATGTAGAAACCAATCACCATCTTGCGGATCGTCAGGAAAGCTCATACCAGAACCCGCTAGTTCAGCACCATTTGGTGGTTTACCATCTCCTGCAAAAATCCAAGGGTATTGCTTGCCCATCTCATCGCCAGGAACCACATAAAAGTGGGCAGTCTCAAAGTTTCTCAGCTGAACGTCACTGTTAGCTTGCTCGACAATGGCATCGCTTATCTCAATTTGATCTCTGAAGTCGCTGATCAAATCCCGAATATTGAATCCAGTATCATCTCCGTTTGCATCAGTTGCGGCCTTTTCAAGAATGTCCCGGTATTCCTGACTATCAGTGAGTGGCTTACATTTGACTCGAAAGATATGCGGTCTCCAAACCTGAGACCAACCTCCAGCTGATCGACTCACGTCTTGCACGACGTAGAATTTGTTTATCGCCGGCGCGTCTTCATCCAACAGCGCATCATCCCTCATATGGGGAAACTCCAGAACATCACCAGACATTAGCTTTCGACCAATCTTCTCTAGTGTGTCGTTGATATGAAACTCTAGATATAGGGTATCGGCCTCTAGAAACAAACCAAACTGCCTGATATCAAACTCAGTGTCCTGGACGTTGTAGGAAGCCCGCATTTCATATACGTTAGAATCGTAGGCTCGATCTCGGTTTTCCAAAAAGAACAAGTCTTGAATCTGTCGAATGCCTTGCTTTTTGGATTTGGCGTTGCTGGGTTGGGTAGCATCTCCCTGTTCACCTTGGTCATGAATTCCAAGATATTTGTGTAAGAGGACCTCGACTCCACCTATTCTAAATTGTTCCCGCACTTGGCCGTCAATGAAATAATAATCGTCATTTTTGGATCTGTCCCACATTGACATGTTTGCCATAACGATTCTCCCGTTGCCTATTACTTATGCAGTCACCTACTAAATATGGTGCAGCCCAGTGGAGAATCAGATATGAAAACACAGAGAGAAATCCTAATTCAAGAGGTATTTCGTTGTCTGGGTGGTGGTATGGTTAAGATCGAATTGACCCCTGAGCACTTCGAAGATGCTTTGGATTTTGCCCTAGCAACCTATCGGCAGCGGTCCAGTAACTCGGTTGAAGAGCGTTATGCCTTTTTGGAACTTCAACCAGACCAGGATTCTTATATTCTACCCAATGAGATCCAAGAAGTTCGTCAGATCTTCCGCGCCGGTGTCGCCGGTGCAACTTCAGGTATTGGATCAGACTTTGAACCATTCTCAGCCGCAGTGGCTAATCAGACGATGCTGGGTTCGGGGCGAATGGGCAGTGGAATGGGAGGCGGTCTCCCAAGCTTGGTAACCTACGAATTATTCACCGGTTTCCAGGAATTAGTAGGTAGAATGTTTGGATTCCATATCATGTTTAATTGGAATCCAACAATCCATCGCTTGGATATTCTGCGTCGCCCTCTTACCAATGAAACCGTGATGTTGTGGGTATATGCGCAAAGAACTGATGAGCTCATTCTAGGGGATACTTATGCCCGTCCTTGGATTGTTAGATTCACTACGGCTCAGGCCAAAGTCATGCTTGGTGAAGCCCGCTCTAGATTTGGTTCCTTTATCGGTCCACAGGGCGGCACCACTCTAAATGGTGATGCGTTGAAGGCAGAAGGCCAACAAGAAATGGATACACTTCTTCTAGAACTCTCTAATCAAGTGGAACAAAATATTGGCTACGGATTCATAGTTGGATAGATGATTGATATCTTTGGAGAAGTTCTTCTTTGGTGATATCCGACTTCATATGTTTGGCAAGGTTATCAGCGGCCGATAAGATTCTAAAGTTGATCCAACTACCAATGATTTCTGGTGCAATGGCATTTTTTGAATCCATCATCTAAACTGTAGATGTGATCCAAGTGAAAATCTCGACTTCTAAGATCATAATTTTCAATCTTAGTTTTATGGTGTGACCAATTACGTTTGGTATGTCGCCATACATCCTTGCGATATTGCTCCCGCTCGGACATTGGACGACCAATGGCGGATTCTTTGTTTACTCT